GTGCGGATCTCGTACACAGGAGTCCCGGATAATGTGATCGAAGAAATCCGTACGGATTCCTCCGGAAAAACGCCCATGCTGGAGCTGGCAGCTCCTCCACTGGAATACAGCATGAAGCCGGTGGAGCAGCAGCCCTATGCAGAATATACAGTTCAGATCAGTGCAGAGGGTTTTACACCAAAAGAAGTTGCCGGGACAGAAGTTCTTCCCCATTCCATTGCCAAGCAGGGAGCATCCCTTAGCAGACAGCAGGGTAGTGGAGAGGACTATCAGCGGATCGTCATCGGACCCCATACGCTTTTTGGGGAATATCCTCCCAAAAATCCGGAAGCAGAGATCAAGCCGATAAATGAAACCGGAGAGATCGTATTAAACAAAGTGGTGATCCCGGAGTATATCGTAGTCCACGACGGGCCAATAGGGGATACCTCTGCACAGGATTATTATGTAAGATATAAGGATTATATCAAAAACGTGGCCAGCAGTGAGATCTACGCAACCTGGCCGGAGGACACGATACGTGCCAATGTGCTGGCACATAAATCCTACCATACACTATTTTCGTTGAATTTTCGGATAAATATCCAAAGAAAATGAGATATTATCACCATTTTTCCATGTGTTTTTTGTATTTTTTGTATAAACAGCCTTTTCTATTAACTCACGGAGAAACTGATTTCTTGTTAAAACGTCCCAGGACCAGTAATTTGCAAGAAGATTTTCGCATTTTGGAATAAAAGAAGATTGCTGAAGATAAAGAGCCTGCTCATACTGAATCTCCTGTTGCAGAGTATTGATGGAGTTAGCACAGTCAGCTATTTCTCTGGCAGTATTCTGGGAACGCTCAAGGAATTCTTCTGTAGAATAAATGCCCTGCTCAAGCAGATCATACTGCCTTTCTTTCTTTTTTCTTAAATTCTCAATCTCATCCTGCTTTTTCTGGACCATTTTTTCCTTTTCAGATATGGAACAGAGGTGTCCCTGCTCAGACGTATTGGAATTGAGCTTATATCCGTTTACAAGCTCCTGGATCCCATCAACCAGAGCTTTTTCGACAAGTGGAAGTTTGCTGCTTATGTTGTCACAGGAACTATAGGCGCATTGAAGTAAGTCACCCTGTCTCTTACTGGGGGCTTTTCGGGTCATAATATGACCGCATTTTCCGCAGCATATAATGCCTGCCAGAGGATTTCGGAGAACGTGCAGGGATGTAACCGGACGCGCTGGATTTTTATTTACGATCTCCTGCGCCTGCCGAAAGAGATCTTTGGATACCAGCTCCGGATGGCGTCCTTCGACAAGGATGTGATCCTGAGTAAAAGGACGGGATATCACAATTTCTCCGTTCTGGATATGACGTATTGCTTTACGGCTGTTCCATCGGATCATACCTGCGTACACAGGATTTCTGAGGATAGCCTGCACGCGGGGGACCGTCCAAAGCCCACCATCCATGGTTTTTATACCGGTGTCATTTAGTTTGCGACAGATCTTAGACATTCCGACCCGTTGCCCACAGTCACCATTTACATACAGGTTAAATATGTATCGGACTACTTCCGCCTGTTCTGGAAGCGGACGCAAGGTCCAACCTTTTTCACCCTCAAGTTTTACTCTTGAATAGCCATAAGGAGGTTTACTTCCGCAATATTTGCCTTCTTTCGCAGAAGATTCACGGCCGGCAGTAAGGCGGCGCTTGATAGTTTTATATTCACGGCGGGACATAAATAAACCAAACTCAAAGTATTCTTCATCAAATTCATTGTTAGGATCATAAGTTTTCATAGGTGTAATGATCAATGTATTTGAAAACTGAAAAGCCCTTGAAACTACACCCTGATCAATTGTATCACCTCTGGCCAGACGTTCCACTTCAACAACCAGGACACCATCCCATTTTCCGGCTTCGACTTCCTGAAGGAGCTGCTGCATAACCGGCCGGGCAGAGATTGTTTCTCCGGATACAACTTCACGATAGATAGCACCTACATTGTATCCGCGTTTCTTGGCAAGATCAAGAAGAATACGTTCATGCCTGGCCAGAGTTTCCCCCTCACCACGGGCTTCAGCTTCCCGATCAGCACGGGATTTACGCAGGTAGATACATACATTTAAAAGTTTCGCGACATCTAAAAACTTCATAATATCACCTCGGTTTAAAATATGTGAAAATGGGTACAAAAATAACGGCCACACAAATGTTCTGGTTGTACAGCCGCTCCGAAGATGATACAATATTTTTGCGGAATGAGGTATCTCTTCGGAGATCCACCACCGTCCCGGTATTGGCGTACTGGGGCGGTTTTTATTTGCTTCATTTGAAAGAAATATTTAAGAATCAGAATCATTATCTGACGGATCTTGAAATTCAAGTATGGCATTAGCTAATGTAAGAGCACATTCTTTATCTAGGATAATGCTTGCAATTTCATTGGTTTGTACAGTTGGTTCAGAACCGGGAATGTTTTCAATGGGCTCTTCCTGACGTAATTTGATAACATAATTTCCTTTTTGGGTATTGTAAGCACAATAAAAAGAATCAACGAACTGTAGCATAATGATATACCTCCTGTTTTTGAATTGTTTGAATAATGTTTCGATTTGAATTAGTTGAAATATAGCTTTTGGAAGAATAAGAAGGAGCATCTGCTTGGTAACAAACAGTTTTAGTAAAAGTAGCAGGCGTTGTGTAATCCAGACTTTTACTTTGGAGTTTTAAAGAAGCATTACAAAACGAGATATTTACATCCAAATTTAAAGTAGATGCAATTTCAGCTACTTTCTTAAGTGAAAAGTTACAGTTACCACGTTCCCAGCGAGATACTAAAGCCTGAGATACGTTTATGTGTTTGGCAAACTCAGCCTGCGTCATGTGTAATTTTAAACGTTCCTTGACAATTGCGGATGAAATTTGAGACATAAGTTTTGTTGAAATAATGTCTTCGGGCGTAATAGAATCAGCAAACAATGACAAAAGAACGCTTAAATCATTGCTTTTTTCTTTATCCATTTATTTCCCCTCCTTAAAGTAATTGAGACGTTCTTGTAATGTAGGTATCTTTTGAGAATAGTCAGTTGCTTTCTTTCCAGCACGTTCATTGAATGCTGATAATAAAAAGGATTTCCCGTTATTATCAATATAAACAAGAAAACGGATATTAAATTGCTGTCTCTGCAAATGGATAGAAAAGAAATCATGACCATCTCCCTGTAGTCTTTCGTGGCTATCTATACTTGCAATCGCCAAGCCATAACAGGAAAGATAACCTAATTGCCTAATGAGAATATCAAAAAATTGTTTTTCTTTACCTTTTAAATCTTTCTGAAGAAGAGCTGTGAGTTCTTTAAAAAACAAAGGGTGGATTGCAAAATTTCCCAAATACTCTTCCAGAAGTTTTAGTGCTTCATCCTTATTCATTTACACCTCTATAATATTACATATATGTAATAAAATCAAATAAAATACATTTTTTTCACAAATTATTTACAAAGTACAAAAGACACCCCTATTATAAAAGATCAATTCTCATCACAGCTAACTGTGGAATAAAATAGATCATATAATTATCCAAAGTGATATACTGCCCGTATTTGGAACGATAGCAGTCAATCACTTCAATGAGATAATCCTCCGGCACATCCAGATACTCAGCCATTTCATGAAGATTCCGGCAGCAGGCTTCGTATGCCTGAATGATACCGATCAGCCCCACGCGGAGATTATAGCCATAGAGCCGGGCACGGTATTCCTGTTTCCGGTTCATGGTGTCACTCTGATCCAGGATGTTTCCGGTAGTGGTGCAGTGATGCCCGATCTCTTCGGCCAGCACGCAGGATTTCTCGGCCTGGGTAGGAAGAGCCTGGTTAATGGCAATCCGATTTTTATATAATCGACCACCATAACCAGGGATATGAGCTTCTTTAACAATTAGGCTCTCTGATTCAGACAAAATTAGTAGTTCTTCGTAGGTCAATAAGATCACCCGTTTCTTTACAAAATAAAATTACAGCCCTAATTCCTTTATTAAATCTTCCTGAGAAAAAACGGGCTCATAATCTGTAGAACCAGCTCTTTTAGCTTTTACAGCAGCGATTTCATCCGGTTCCGGAGCGACTTCTTCAACAATGTTAAGTGCAAAAGAGGTTTGGCTGGTAGTAAGTTTGAATTGTTCATGGATCAAATAAATCAATCCTTTCTATTAACAGAAGTAACGAATTTCTCCAAAATATTTTATCCAGGCACGTATAACATCGTCATGCCGTGCTTCAATCATACGCATAATATTGCGGAGTGTATGGTTAGGAATCCGGGAATTATTATTACAGAGCAAACAGTTGCCAGTGCTGGTTATCCATATTTTGGTCGCATTGGCTTTGGGTGCACCCTTTGCAACGTGGATATGAACTGGTTCCAATGGTTCACTTTCATTTGTCCAAAAGTAAATCCAATATTCACCGAATCTAAAAATTTGAGGCATTATCGAAGCCTCCTTCCTGAGAAAATTCCATAATTAAATGAGCCATAGAATGTATGATCTCATCAAACCGGTCAATTTCTTCATCTGAATATTGAAAGATTTCCTCCCAGTCATAACCAGGAAGCCAACAGGTGGCGTGCTTGAAACAGTACCTTTCATCGGGAGTTTCAATGTAAACTTTGACTTTTCCGTCTGCTTTCATTTCAGAGTGTGTAATTTCAGTGTCATCATTCAGTGTCATAAATGGATACATCATAATAAAAAGCTCCTTTCAACAGTTTGAAAATGTGTTTGGTAAATTATTTATATTTTTGACACCATTCTGCGTAATTGATATATGGAACAATTTCAGATTTATGGGTTATAGGATTCCATATACATCTTGTTGCGTTTGACATAATAGGAGATGAAATTGTTGTACAACGGCAACCAATGTGCATTGGTGGGCAATTAATCCCTATTTTTCTTTCAGAAACAGAAAAAGAATGTCCATCCAAATTTCCACAAATAGGACATGTGCTATTATCGAGAACGGCCGAGAAGATATATGATCTTATTCCGGACTTTTTATAACTATCAAAATGACGTTCACAAGAAATTTGAGAATCAATATACCGAATTTGCTCAAGCGAAATCTTTTCTGTTACAATGTGCTCGTCATATAGGCGCTTGGCAAAAATAGCTACTTTTCTACTTGATACACCTGAAAATTGTAAATAAATAGCACTTGCTGCAACTAAGGAAGAATTAGTAGTATTCATGGTGTTAATACAAATAGTTTCTAAATGTGAAGGAATTCCATTATGCCACCGAGTAGTCCAATCACAACCTAATCCGGGATTCCCTTGCACCTCGGCATTAAATCTACAACACAACCTATAAGCTAGATCAAGCTTTCCATTTATTATCCAAGAGATTGCCTTGACAAAAACATCGTATTCTTGATACGAAAATATATTTATAGATGCAATTTTATGATAATTAATATTAAACAATGACATAAGAGACCTCCAAACAACTAATCTTGGTTGCCACATATAATATTACAGTATAACTCGGCATTCCAAGTAAAGAGAGTAGTATATTACCAAAACATTAAAACCTTTATTAAAGCATTAAAACCTTTATTAAAGCATTTATTCCCAAAACGAATCATCTTTCATAATATCATCCGCATGTTTCTTTTCTTCCTCAGTCGGGTTAAAAGCATGAGCGGCGTTAGGGATGAGTGCTTCCTCCATCTGCTGGGCGGAGAGTGGATTTACAGTGATGATATTATCAGGGTCTTTGGACGGTTCTTCTGATACAGAATCATGCAATTCAATAATGCGGTCATATTCTTTCTGGAGGACAGTATCGACCATATCTTTGCCGTGAGTGTCTAGCTCACGGTATTTTTTTATATGCTCATATTCTCCAGAACGAAGTTTGTAAGCATGTAAAATTTCACGTTCATCTTTTAAACCAAGAAGATAATCTATTGATACATCAAATTTTTCTGAAATAAGAATTAAAAAATCTGAAGAGGGTTCCCGAGCTTCGGTTTCATAACCATTATAGGTAGTGTATTTTATTCCAATGTATTGGGCAAATTCTTTCTTATTTAATCCAAGATTTTCGCGAATTTCCTTGAGTTTTTCTCCAATCATTAAGAGTACCTCCTTATAGATTCATACTATTACATATTTTACATATTGTCAATTAAATAATTCACAAAACGAAAAATAATTTACAAAATGAGTATTGACAAATTCTCGATATGAGAATATTATATAAACAGAAATTCACAAAACGAGTAACAAGGAGGTGGAAATAATGATGTTTAACAGCATAGAGGCTGAAAGGGCAAGGAATGGAATGTCTAAAGAAGAACTTGCAACTCAAATTGGAATTTCTGTAAAGACCTATTATAACTGGCTGAACGGCGTGAATCCTATTCCCAGTACGGCATTAATAAAGATGTCAGACATTTTTGGCGTAACAATTGATTACTTACTGAATAGAGACAATCAGAGAAAGGCGGTTTAAATGGAAGAAATGGAAAAAGAAATTGTTTACCTGCGTAATCAGATAAACATGCTTAAGATCTGTTTGGTAATTACGCAGGTAAGTGCAATTATTGTATTGGTTTCTTTGCTGAATCAATATTCTCGACTGTCTCGTGATTATCAAGAGCTTCTTCAAACTTGCCAAGGGTTTCTTGACACTGTGAAAGCTGTTTATTTTGCTCTTCGACAGATTGCTTCAACTCATTGATTGCTTCAATTTCACTTGAAGAAGAAATGTCTGCATTATGTAGGAGTTGCTGCAATAATTCGTTTTGAGATTGCAAAAGCTGAAGCTCTATCACTTCAGTTTCAGAAGGCTTAGATTGCAGATACAAAGGAATGATTATACCGGAAATGATAGCGATAATGAGACTAATGATAGCGCAAAAATCAGATGTTGAGATCTTACGCTTATGCTCATTAATAGGAACTGCAACAGTACAAGGTATGTCGTACGCCGTACTTACTGCATTATCAATAACAATAAAATCATCATTATCTTTTTCGGAGATACCACCTAAGTCTTTCGGAAAATCATATGTATGTGAAAGTGATGTAAAAATTAGTTCCGGTGTTATGGCGTTGAGAGTTGAGGATAATTCATTAAAAGCAGGATTTCTTTTTAAAGAATCAGAAAAGCTTTTGTGTATGCTGTCAGAAAGGGACTTTGCCAATTGTTGTGATAAACAAGAACCTATAGTTTTGGCAATAGAATCTGAATAAGCGGTTTTGAAATTTTCACACAAATTTCGATACGGCTCCATGATTTTAGCTACACTTTGAGTAGTAGCAAAAGCAGTAGAAGAAGTTACGGCTTTATGAAATTGTGATGTACAAAGCAAACTATCAGACATGATTTTAGTCATGCGTTTGAGAGAATCATTGTAATCCGACATAAAATACCTCTTTTCATTATATTATGAAAGAATTTTAGCATTTTATGAAAGATATTACAACAGTATTACAGGAAAGAAGGCTTGTAGGATAACCATTGAGGCCCGCAAGGCCGGATAGGGGGTGAACTGAGATGATAATAGAAAGTATTGATAAAACTATAGAAGTTTTGTGCGAGAGGATTCAGAAAGAAGCTGAAACTTCAATATGTATTGAAACTGTACCGGACATAGTAAAAGCCCTGGCAGAGCTGGTGTCTGCCAGGGAAAAACTCAAGAAAGAGTTTTAGACTGATTATTCTTTGCTGCTTGACTTACCGAGATGTTCAACAATCGTGTTGTAAAAAGCGGCTATTTCTTTAGCATTACCGGTTGAAGTTGTAGTTTTTCTGATCAGACCATTTTGGATAGCCAATTCAGTAAATGTTGCAGCAAGCTGATTTTTATTGGAGTCATTAAGAGCCATAATTGCAATCCTCCTTTCATATGTACTCGGGTGTGCCAGCACCCTGTATATATAGAATAGGAGCGTACTGTCGAAACTGCAAGAAAAAGCGTTCGACAAAGTAGTAAAAATTCTATAAACACAACAAATACAATCTTCATACGATAAAACAGGAGGTGAACCACATGGCAGTTATCAAAGAAATCAAAAACGGATCCGGAGGAGTAATCCGGATCCATGACGACTACTGCAAGAACAATACTCCGGAAGACAACCAGAAGATCATAGATAACGTATCTCGGATAGTCAATGATTATTACATAAGAAAATCAGTGGGGTAGAGGAGACGAATAAAGATGCAGAAGAACTTAATCATCAGCCTGATTACAGGCCAGCTCGTAGCATTACTTCCACTCTGGGACTGGGGCGATAAGCTCACATTCCTGACAGGAAGCATCTGCATAACAATCGTGGCCATGATAGTGATCACATGGCTGGAAGATAGAACCAGAGCAATGAAAAGAGCCCTCACATCGGCAAATGTAAAGGGCTCACGTAATTAAAGACAACTTCAGTATATCAAATTTGGAGAAGAAATCAAGAGGTAAAAGAAAAAAGGCTCAGGTGTTGCACCACCTGAGCCAGGACCATCCGGTCCCTGGAGTAAATTAGTTTACATAAATATAACACCAGGGAGCCGGAAAGTCAAGCATCCGGCGGTTATGTACCGCTATATTTTTAACCTTTTTTTGAGGGGACAAGATCCCCTTGCAGGCTTGATTAAACGTATTAGAGATGAGACGAGGGACACTTTTATGAAGTGTGGGTATATAAGGCAGACCTGGGACTGTGGGAACACCAGAGAAGTAGAAGAAAAACATACAGGAAGATATGGTGCCAGGGGACAGAAACGCCAGAAAAGACGGAAAGCTACCCCGGAAGAAATTGCAAAGCAAAATCAATGGAAAAGGGAAAGGGATGTTCGCAGGCTGATCAAGTGGAATTTCGGAATAGGAGATTACTGGTTCACGCTGACGTACAAGAAAGGCTCACGGCCACCCTGGAAACAGATGCAGAAAGATATGTCAAAATTCATTCGAAAGCTTCGGGACAAGTATAAAAAATATGGATGGGAACTGAAGTATATATACCGGTTAGAAATCGGGAAGAATGGAGGACCCCATGTACATATTTTAATCAATCGGAAGTCAAACGATGAAACAGACACAGGCCTGCTGGTAGAAACACTCTGGGAACATGGCCATGCACAGACAAAAAGGGTGTATGACGTTGATTCTGGAGAACTAGCACAGTACATAACCAAGCCGCTGCAGGATCATGAGCCGGAAGATCTGAAACGGTATCACCCGTCCAGGAATCTAATCCGCAAAGATCCAGAAAAAGAAGAGATAAACAGAAGAAGCTTGCTGGACAAGCATGGAAGGCCGCGAGATCCGAAGCCGCCAAAAGGCTGGGCGATCGTGCCAAACTCAGTAAAATGCGGGAAAAACAAGATAACAGGATACGCATACCGGCATTACATATTAATCAAAACAGAGAAGAGAAGGGAATAACATGCAGCAAGTAAATGTTTTTATTGAGACAAGCAGCCGGTTTCGCGGAAATGTGGAAAGAAAATGCGGATATGTGCTGTCGACTCAGCTCCGGACAGGGAAAGAGACAAGGGAGCATTTTGGAAGGGTAACTGGAACATATCATCAGGCCATATTGCTTACCATGGTGGATGCACTGGATCACATGACGAGAACCTGTGACGTGTGCTTTTACATAAGCGATCTGTATGTTACAAGTCGCCTGGGAAAGATCACGGAAATGGCCGGATCCGGCTGGTTGGACACAAAAGGAAAGCCGATCGCGAACAGAGAGGAATGGTGCAGACTGTTTAAAGCTATAAATCAGCTTCCGGATCCACACGAAATCACCGCAAAAACAGAGAAACACAGTTATTCCGCATGGCTGCGAGAGGAGATGAAGCACCGTGAATGTGGAAGAATACTGGGGCAAGGGCTGGAGCCTGCGCCCGGAACAGGACATATTAACAATGGAATGTCTGGGTACCATTACTAAATCAGGTACCCGGTTTACATACTATAAAGACGAAAAAGGAGGAATATGGTTTGATGATGAACCGATCGGAGGAAAACCAGAATGGATGCAGAGAGCAGACAAGGAACGAAGACGAAGGCATAGACGGCATTCTTGAAGCCTTAGGAGCCTACGTGTGTGACGAGCTGTGCTGCCATCGCGGGGAGAATCTGACACAAGAGGAAATGGAATGTTTTTGCTGCCATTGTGAGATGCAGCAGTACACAGATAAGATCAGAGAAATGCTGTAAAAGATCAAGGAGGATATCATGAGAACAATAGCAATCATCAATTTAAAGGGCGGTGTGGCTAAGACCACATCAAGCATTAACATCGCATACATACTGATGCGGAAAGGATACAAGGTGCTTCTGGTTGATAATGACAAGCAGGGGGACTGTTCACGTGGAATGAACCGCCGTACCCAGGATGGGGAAGGGATTGACCGGATCATGGTAGACCGGCATCCGGATATGGAAAAGCTGATCAACAAGACTGACTATCTGCACCTGGATATCATCACAGCAAACCTCGGTCTCCTGACTGCAAACATGGAAGTAACCATGGACCGTGTACGCCCACAGCAGAACCGGTTGAGAAAGGCACTGCAGCAGGTAGCCGATAATTACGATTTCTGCGTGATCGATAATGCTCCGGATATCAATGTGTCGGTGATAAACGCCCTGACTGCCGCAGACGATGTCCTGATCCCGGTGGAAGTAGATGATAACACGCTGGAAGGAATGAACGAGCTTCTGGATCAGATCGATGATGTAAAAGAAGAATTGAATCCGGATCTGAAGAACGTGCGCTGCTTTATAACAAAATATCAGAAATTCAACCAGGCGCACCTGCAGGGAGCGGAGATCATCGAAGAACAGTACCCGATCATGAGAACGAAGATACGCTTTTCTGGTGTAGTAGCAAGGAGCACATTCGTGCGCATGCCTGTAGCATTGCACAGTCCCAGATCAGCGGCAGCAGAAGACTATGAAACCCTCGTAAATGAGTACCTGGATATGATTGGAGATGAAGACGATGGCGAAATTTGACTTGAAAGGCCTTCTCAATGACAGATCAGTCCCAGATCGGCAGCAGGACCAGAAGATCGTATACCGGAATCCAAAAGATCTGATCCCGTCAGAAGAAAACTTCTACAACACAGAGAAGCTTGAAAGACTGAAACAGTCGATCAAGCTTCTGGGGATCCTTCAACCGCTCCTGATCGAGAACAGGGATGGGAAGGATTACGTTATAGCCGGCCATTGCCGCCGGAAGTGTTGTATCGATCTGCTCAATGAAGGAAATGACAGATTCAGCCGGGTCCCATGCATATATAAGACACACTCCGAACTGGAGCAGGATGCAGGCCAGGAAGACGATATAGTACGCCAGATCATGATCATCCAGGCGAACTGTTACCGTGACAAATCCGACTGGGAAAAAATGACTGAAACGCTCAAAATGGAAGGTCTTGTGAAAGAACTCCGTGAGAAAACACCAATGGAAGGGAAAACCAGGGACATCCTGAAAGACCTGATCGGAACATCCGGTGGCCAGTTGGGAAGATATCATGCAATCAACACAAACCTTTGCGAACAGCTGATGTCGGAATTTGAAGAAGACAGGATCAAGATTTCCGTGGCCTATGAAGCGTCCAAGCTCAACAGAGAGTATCAGAAACAGGCCTGTGAGTTATACGAAGAAACAGGAATCCTGACACTGGACGATATCAGAGACCTGTACCGGCAGCAGGAAGCAGAGAAAGGCATTCCTGGCCAGATGACCATCGAAACAGCAACAGGCCAGAACCGGCCTCCGGAAGATGATACGGAGATTCCGGCAGAGACACAGATTGAGCGTTTCTATGAGAGCACAAACAAGAACATGAAGAACTACATCATCCAGGAAGACAAGAACATGACCATCTTCATGCTTTCGAACTTGTATGGATCAGCACGTGTCCGAAACGGACACCTCAATTACCAAGGATCAACCGCCGGGATCACCTTTAATCCAGGAGGGGTATTTGAACACGAGCTGTCCTGGCAGTCCCTGGCCAAGATCCTGATCAGGAAATATGGGCATAAGAAACCGGTCAAGATGGTACCTGTAGATATACCGGAGAAGACGGAAGACACAATATCAGCAATATCAGCAGCAGTAAAAGCATTCTGTGGGGCATATCCTGAAAAATTAAAAACAATCATGAGAATATGCAGGCTATACAATAACAATGGAGATGCTGCCCGAGCAGCGCAAAAGAGAATTGCACCGTATGGATACCACGGATGTACTGGACCTGAGGTTGGATATACATTCATGGGATTTAACGCAGGACTGGAGATTGAAATTGGAAAAGAAAAAGTGTCCATGAAGTACGGAAAACTGATTGCAGAAGCAAAGAAACTTTACGATCCATGGGATTCCAAGTTCGATGAAGAAGAACGCTGCCAATCGGTAGCGGAAACACCAGACGAAAAGCAGCACGATTCTGTTGAAGATACCAAAACCGCAGACCATTTCGGTGATACTACCGACATGCCAGATGCCTGGCCGCCGGAACTGAAGGACATCCCAATTCCGACAGAAATAGAAATAACTGGATACTTGTACGATGAAGAGCGAAAACTCAGGGAAATCCTTGAAGTGGAAAAGGAAGAACCAGGGATGCCGCGCATGGAGATTATGAGACAGCAATTAATCACAGCAGGATTGAGATTGATCAAGAATCTTGTCAAAGATTGTCGAGAAGAATAAACAAGGGTGTTTTCGAAAAACCGATTAACATATAAACCCATCAGTCCTGCCGCACGAGCCTGTCAGAAATGCGGCAGGGGAAAGGAGGGTGTCCGATTCGGACACACGGAAAATGAATTACGATAACTTGAAATTCCCAAAACAGGGAAAGAAAAAAAGAAAGAGGTCAAAAGCTTGGAAATATCCATGTAAAAGACAGAGGGAAAGTATTATTCCTGGAGATAGAAAAGATAGATGTTACATATGCGGAAGTCATATAAACATAGAAAATCATCATATTTTCTTCGGAAGTAGAAACAGAGATAATTCAGACTGGTGTGGCCTTACGGTTCATCTGTGTCTAGAACATCATAAAGAAGGCAGGATATCTGCTCATAAGTACCGGGAAGTTAACGATGCACTAAAGCGGATTGCACAGAAAGCGTTTGAAGAGAAAATCGGCAGTAGAGAAGATTTTATGCGAATATTCGGAGAAAACTGCCTGGAGGAAGAAAATGAGAAAGAGGATGAACCTGTATAAGGTAGTAGACCAGAACGGGAAGCAAGTGTTTGAGAATCTTCTGACGGCTAAACAGGTCACAGAAAAGACTGGCTGCACAAAGAACAACGTAGCCCAGGCAGCAGCAAATTTTGCTCTTGTGAACAAGAAATACCGGATCATTCCGGAGGATATCAAATTGAGCAAGGTTTTAGATGTTGAACTCCTGGCAGAATGGGACAGGTACCGGAAGTGGATGCTGAGGGCAGCAGGGAGGGGAGAATGAATAGGAGGCAGAAAAAGAAACTGTTCAACAGAAAATGTGGATACCGGCTTGTAAAGCTCCCACACAATTTCCAGACGTGGGTATTCCAATATTACACTGGTATCGGAGCAGTAACATACAAACGCATTTGCACAGAGAAAATCCCAGACAGAGTGAAATACCGGATAAACACCAGAAACGTAGAGAATTTCAACCGGATCATGGCAGAAAGGAGAAAATGATGGAGAACACATGTAAAACCTGCATCAACAACGATGATGGCCTTTGCGATCACAGAGGAATCCTTGTAGAAGACGAAGATTCCTGCGAGCATCACTTGGCAGCAGGAAAGAAGGTCAGAATGAAACGACATGAGAAGAAGATGGACATCACACCAGAGCTGATGCTGTCAGCATATAACACGTTGATACAGGGATGTAAAAGCCAGCCGGCCAGTGAAGATGGAACCTGCAGCAACTGCATCTTGTATCAACACTGTCCAGGTACATCAAATCTTCTTCCGGAAGACTGGAAGGAGATACATTATCCATATTTGACAGGAAACACGATTCACTACATAAAGGCTGGTAAAGTCAAGCAGATTATATTTTCTAGCCGGGAAGATGCAGAGGAAAGGCTCAGAGAGATGAAAGAAGGTGTGAAATGAGCTACAAGAACAACGAAGGTTATCCAGATCCGACAGCTGGTAAAGCGGTCCGGTCAGCAGGCAGGATGCCGACACACATTTATAACGCCTTTTGCGTCCTGAATAATACAGCAGGTCTGCTGGGATTAGAGATTACAGGCGTACGAGATCGAAAGACAGGAAAAGAATGGAAGAAATAGAGAAAGCCGGGAGCATACACGTTCCCGGCTAAAAGCATCGAAAGGAGAGATAGCAGTGGAAACAGAAATCCAGAAAGAAAACGAAGAGAAAAAAGAATATCTGAAATCCTATCGAAGAGCAGTGAAGAGAGAAAAGGATATCCTTGACGAGATCCAAAGACTGAGGGCAGACAAGATGTTCCCTTCCGTGGCCAATGATGGGATGCCAAAAGGCAGCAACCAGTCCGATCTGTCAGACTACATAGCTATTCTGGATGAGCAGATCGAGCTTCTGAAAGCAGAACGGCTGGAAAAAGCCAGATGTTATCAGAAGATTGAGAGACAGATCAAACAGATGGAAAATGAGGATGAACAGGAAGTGCTGAGACTACGGTATATAACGGGCCTGAAATGGGAGGAAGTAGCTGCACGAATGAGCTATAGCTGGAAACATATACACAGAATTCATTCATCAGCTCTTTGCAATTTCAAGATGACATAGAATGACACACTTTATATGTGATATCATTACAATGGATTTCAGAAAAAGCAGATGGAATCCTCCTTTCAAGAATTTAGCTGCCAACCCACGGGCAGCAGTAGTGGAACGTAGCTCAGTGGGAGGTAGAGCAACTGGGGCATATCCAGTATGTTGATGGTTCGAACCCATCCGTTCCAATTTCTCTATTGTAGAGAAACTCCTAACATCATACATTTTTTGAGAAACGCTCTGTAGAAATACAGGGCGTTTTACATTTGTCGAGAAATGTCGATATAAGCAGGTTGTTTAATGACATGATTAGGGTTATGATAAAAGAAAATGTATGTGGGAGGAAGAAAACATGATTTTTTTAAGCCATAATTCAAAGGACAAAAGAATAGTGGAGCCGTTTGCTAATAAACTGGCAGAAGTTTTTGGCAGAGAAAAGGTATTTTATGATAGTTGGTCAATACAACCAGGTGATGGAATAATTGATAAAATGGAAAGTGGTTTAACTGAAGCAAAGTATTTCTTTTTCTTTGTTTCTGAAAATAGTTTACAAAGCGGTATGGTAAAATTAGAATGGCAAAATGCTATAATGAAAGCAACAAATGGGAAGGTTAAATTTATTCCAATAAGACTTGATAAAAGCAAAATGCCTACTCTGTTAACACAAACTCTTTATCTGGATGTGTATCAAAATGGATTTGATGTTGTATTACGTCAAATGATAGATGTAATTAATGGAGTGAATACATACCGTAGTAGCGCAGAAACATATGAAAATATTAAAGTCAAAGTTAAAATAAATGAAAAAGAAGCAGAAATATTATTTTACGCAGAAACATACATGGAACCTATATCCAGATACGGAATTATACTTGCAAATGAAGAAGATGATATTACATGGAAGTGCGAAACTGACCCAATGACATTGAGTGGATTTAATAAGGCAGCTGTGCATGTAGGCAGCATATCATATAATGTTTTGGCAGTGACAGTACAAAGAGCAACGGCACCGGGATTTCCAGTTAAAATTAAAGTTACGTCAAAAACAAAAATGAGGTTTATAGGAGTTATGCGAGCATATAATGAAAATGGTTACAAAGCAATTTCATTTAAAATTGTAGATAGTTTGTAAAAGAGGTCACATATGAATGTATATAAGCAATATTTAGAAATAAAATCTTTACAGGAAATTAATATTCCAATAAGCAATGAAACAGATATTGTAAGATTAGGAATTTCAGAAGATAAACCATGCGTATGGTTTTTGGCAAAGGAGTGTTGTAATAAAAATATTGCAATACATTCGTATATGACAGGAGAAAAAATCCCAGATGATTTGGAATTAAATTATTTAGGTAGTTATATGCTAAATTCTCAAATTTTGATACATGTTTTTTCAGAAATAAAATAATTATATTTGAAAAGCAGCTCACGGGGCTGCTTTTTCTATACTCAAAAAACGAAACGAATGAGAGGTGGTGAGACTTGCCAAGAGCACCAGATCAGAGAGTTGAAGAGGCCAGAAAACTATATGCTTCTGGAAGGAAATTAATTGAAGTTTCTCAAAAGCTTGGAATCCCGGTAGGGACGATCCGAAGCTGGAAAAATAGATATAAATGGGATAATGCAACGTTGCAAAAGAATAAACGCAACGTTGCGAAAAAGAAGGGCGGACAGCCCGGAAATAAAAATGCGGAGGGGCATGGAGGAACCGGTCCGCCGGGAAATAAGAATGCAGTCAGGACAGGAGAGTTTGAAACTCTCTTTTTTGATACCCTGGAACCGGAAGAAAGAACGTTGGCAGAGATGATCAGGCCAGACAAAGAGCAGCTGCTTCTCAGAGAAATCCAGCTTCTTGCAGTCAGGGAACGCCGGATGCTGAAAAGAATCCAGTCTCTCCGTGAATTGGAAGCACAGACAGGATCTGAAGAAGATTCGGTACCATGCGGAATGTCTGTAACAGAATATACTTCCGGTATTGAAAAAGGAAAACAAACAGAACTTCGAAAGTACGAAGGCATCCTTGGCCAGCTCCAGGCCATAGAGGATGCTCTGACCAGAGTGCAGGCCCGGCAGCAGAAAGCAATCGAGATGCTGCATAAGTTTGGTTATGACGATGCAAAGCTGGAACTTGCAACCATGCAGCTTGAATTTGAGATGCTGAAGCAGGATAACCAGGCAGAAGAGATCACAGATGATGGTTTCCTGGAGGCAATGAATGCAACAGCGCAGGATGTCTGGGGTGATGAGAATGTATGAAAAACTCAAAACTCTGAAAGATAAGCTGCAGAAGATGAAAACCAACAGAGCCAACAGGCAGATAGGCCAGACGTTTCATTTTTCTCCGTTCTCAAGAAAACAGAAACAGGTCCTGACCTGGTGGTGCAAAGAATCCCCGGTTCACGATATGGATGGAGTTATTGCCGATGGAGCAATCCGATCAGGAAAAACAATCAGCATGTCTTTATCATTCGTTATGTGGGCCATGAGTACCTTCACTGGCCAGAACTTTGCCATGTGCGGAAAGACCATAGGGTCCTTCCGGAGAAATGTCCTGTTCTGGCTGAAACTGATGCTCCGGTCAAGAGGATATTCCATCACGGATCACAGGGCAGACAACCTTCTGACCATCCGAAAAGACGGAAAAGAAAATTACTTTTACATATTCGGCGGCAAGGATGAAAGATCTCAGGATCTTATCCAGGGAATCACTTTAGCCGGCGTGTTCTTTGATGAAGTTGCCCTGATGCCGGAATCTTTTGTGAACCAGGCAACAGGCCGATGCTCTGTAAAAGGTTCAAAGTTCTGGTTTAACTGCAACCCGGATGGCCCGTATCACTGGTTCAAACAGAACTGGATAGATAAATCTACCGGATATCTGGGAAAAAAAGAAACTGCCCGGAGGATGCAGCAGGCGGCCGCGGAGGGGAAAGATCCTGGTCTGAAAGATATTCTGTATCTCCACTTCACTATGGACGATAACCTGTCCCTGGATGAAGAGATCAAAGCCAGATACAGGAGCATGTACGTTGGAGTATTCTTTAAACGTTATATCATGGGGCTTTGGGCGGCAGCAGAGGGAATCATCTACGACATGTTCGACGAGAACAAACATGTCCAGGATATCAGAGATTTCTATCAGCTGCTGATCAACGGGAACAGGTATGTTTCCTGCGATTATGGTACACAGAACGCAACGGTATTTCTGCTGTGGAATAAAGGAACCAACGGGAAATGGTACTGCATCCGGGAGTATTACTATTCCGGAAGAGACAAAGGTAAACAGAAAACAGATTCAGAATATGCAGACGACCTGAAAGAGTGGCTGGATGGAACCAGGATCAAAGCGATCATCGTGGATCCATCGGCTGCTTCTTTTATTGCAGAACTCCGGAAACGGGGATATAAGGTCCTGAAAGCCAACAATGATGTTCTGGATGGAATCCGGCTGGTTGGAATGCTTCTGAACCTGGAGAAGATTGTCTTTGCTTCTTCCTGTAAAGAAACCATAAAAGAATTTGCTTCTTACATCTGGGATGAGAAAGCCCTGGAAAGAGGAGAAGACAAACCGGTGAAACAATTCGATCATTGTTGTGACGCTGTGAGGTACCTATGCAGCACCATAATCGGCAGAAAAGCAGCACGTTTCCGAGAGATAAGGAGGTGAGAAAAATATACACATTTACAATACCGAGAGAAAGTTTCGATGAGTTAAATCCGGATAAGCAGGTGATCCGCCAGCTGATCAGCAAACACATCAGTAAGGTAGACCGGCTGAAGAAGAATATGTCCTACTATGAAGGAAAGCACAAGATTCTGGATGAAACCAAACGGGAAAACCGCCTGGTGTGCAATCATGCAAAAGACATCTCTGATACAGCCAGCAGCTATTTCATCGGCAATCCGGTGACGTACAAATCAGAGGGAGACATCAAGGCCCTCACAGACGCACTGGAGGTGGCCGGAGCGGACGAGACAGATGGAGACAACGGCCTGGAGGCATCTATCTACGGCCTGGCCTATGAATATGTCTATGTGAAGGAAAACGAGAACAACCTGCAGACCAAGAACCTGTCCTCTGAGAATACCTTCATGGTAAAAGACGACAGCATAGAGGAAAACGAACTCTTTGCTGTCTATTATTATATCCGGAAAGATGATTCCGGGGAGCTTCCGGACCACTATATGGCCACAGTAGTGACCACAAACTATAAGTACGAGCTGGACATTGAGAACAGCAATACGATCCAGGCAACCACAGAGCCGGCGGTGCCCCATTATCTTGGTGAGATCCCGATCATTGAATACCTGAACAATAAACTGGCCATCGGAGATTTTGAACTGCAGATCCCACTGATCGATGCATACAATGCGCTGATGAGCGATCGTGTGACCGATAAGGAGCAGTTTATTGATGCGATCCTGGCCATCTATGGAACATTGCTGACCGATGAGGACGAACCGAACACTGAGGATGGAGACGAGAGCATCCGAAAGGCCAAAGCCCGTCTTAAAAAGTACAAGGTTCTTGAGATGCCGGACACAGCCAAAGCAGAATATCTGACCAGGACTTTTGATGAAAATGGTGTGGAGATCCTTAAGAAAGCCATTGAGCAGGATATCCATAAGTTTTCCCACATTCCCTGTATGTCAGATGAAAGCTTCGGAGGGAACGTCAGTGGTGTGGCTATGGAATTCAAGCTCCTGGGAATGGAAAACATCACAAAGATCAAGACCAGATATTATAAAAAAGGTCTGAGAAAAAGAGTTCGGATATTCTGTAACTATCTGGCTTTACACGGGGTCAGCATCAATCCATCCGGAATCACGATGACTTTCACCAGAGCATTGCCGAAAAACCTTCTGGAGATATCCCAGATCGTGGCAAATCTGTGGGGAAAAGTAAGCCGGAAGACCTTGCTTTCACAGGTTCCGTTTGTGGAGGATGTGGACGAGGAATTGAAAGCCTTGGAAACAGAGGAAGAAGAGAATCTGAAGCGGCAGCAGGAAGTGTTTGGCATGCAGGATAACACACCACCAGAACAGAATCCGGATGATAAGGAAAAAGTAGATGAGTAGGAAATACTGGGAGCAGAGATCTGCCTGGGATATGTATCAGTTTATGGAGGATGCAGAAGAGACAGCAGATCTCATTGCCAGAGTATACCGGAAAGCCTCTCTCCAGCTGGAATATGCCGCAAGAGATATCTTTGAGAAGTTCATGACAAAATATGGTCTGTCAGAAACAGAAGCCTGGCAGATCATAAATTCCATACAGGATAAAAACTCCATTGATCAGCTGAAACAGGAACTCCAGAACCGGAAAAAGGACAGTGAGATTCTGAAACAGCTGGAAGCTCCGGCGTACCGTGCAAGAATGGAACGCTTGCAGAATCTCATGTCGCAGGTAGATACGGTGATGCAGCAGGTATACCAGCAGGAGAAGCAGTTCGATACCAAACTTCTGGAACAGCTTGGAGAAAAAGCCTATTATCATTCCATTTACAACATGCAGAAAGAAACCGGTCTGGCATTCAGCTTCTCTCATGTGAGCAGGAAACAAATCGACCAGGCTCTGCAGATGAAATGGTCCGGAAAACATTTTTCAGACCGTATCTGGAAGAACACACAGCAGCTTGCAGATTCCTTGAAGGATGAATTGCTGATCAGTCTCCTTACCGGCCGGACAGACCGGGAAACAGAGGAATCCATCCAGGCCCAGTGCGGAGGGGGAGCAAAGCAGGCCAGGCGATTGGTAAGAACAGAATCCTGTTACATGGCAGGAGAATTGACTGCACAGAGTTATATTGACTGCGGGATCAAGAATTATCGCTATGTGGCAGTGCTGGATCTTCGTACCAGTGAGATCTGTCGGGAACTGGATGGAAAGGTTTTTTCGGTGAAAGACCGGAAAGCCGGAGTGAACTATCCGCCCATGCATCCATATTGCCGCTCCACAACGGTTTCTGTCATAGATGATAAAATCCTCAGGAACATGAAAAGAAGCGCCTACAACCCGGAAACAGGGCGTACAGAGATGGTTCCTGCGGATATGACCTATAAACAGTGGTATGAGAAATACGTCAAAGGAAATCCAAAAGCAGAAGCCCAGGAAAAGGCAGTCAAGAACGCTGCATCAGACAGGAAACAGTATGATCAGTACCGGGAACTCCTTGGAAAAGACATGCCGAAACATTTTGCAGACTTCCAGGAAATGAAGTATAATGAACCTGAAAAGTGGGAATTGCTCAGGACTTATGCTCGTTCGGTGAAGAACGGAATGATATCTCCACTATCCGGTTTTAAGAATTATCAGAAGATCTATGATGAAATCAATAAAAAAGTTGTTGGAGTCAAAACTTCTGAGGGAACCGAAGTAACCAGACAGAGCAAACACTTCATGGAGAGAGTGATCGGAACCATGAAAGATCCTAAAACTGGACGACCACGATCGGGAGTATCGGTGGAAGGAATAAAGGATGCGCTGGAGAAACCGGCGAAGGTATTTCCTGTGAGAACGGATCCTGGTGGAGAAAAAAGTCAGAAATATATGGGCAGAAACGGAACAGTTTCAGTAGATCCAGATACGGGAGTTCTGATTCAATGTAATCCAACAGATTCAGATTATGTGAGGAGAATAAGAAATGGAAATGCGAAGATTTGAACTGACGAATGAACAAATTGAATTTCTTAAAGAAATGTATCCTGACAATGAACTTGTTCAGAGAGTACTGAGTCATGAAAACAATGGAGTATTTGAAGTAGATGTGGATACCAAAATTGATTTTATGGAGTACATGGAAGATGAGTCGGTATATTGGATGAATCCACATCATGAGCCATCAGCAAAAACATATATGCTCGAATCAATAAGGGATGATATTTATTATCAGACCAACTGATACCACCAGTCAGAAATGGCAGGTGGTATTTTTATACCCATTTTTAAGAAAGAGAGGGCGAAGAACATGAAGAAATTATTTATCAGTCAGCCAATGAATGGCAAAGCAGACGAGGAGATTCTTGCAGAGCGAAAGGTGGCAATCAAAGCAGCAGAAGAGTTGTTGAGAGAACCTGTAAAGGTTATTGATTCTTTCTTCCGGTCAGCACCGGTAGGAGCAAAACCACTGTGGTTTCTTGGAAAGTCTCTGGAGCTTTTAGCTGATGCCGATATCGCCTATTTTGCAAAAGACTGGCAGAAAGCAAGAGGCTGTAAGATTGAGCATGAGTGTGCAGTTGAGTATGGAATTCCGAGAATTGAACATGCGTAGGAGGCAAGGGATGGGAAACGAAGAATTTTTAAGGCTTTGTAAGGCAAAAGTAGCTGAATATACAAATTCACACATGGACAAGACCGATGGAAAACAGATCACTGTACAGGATGTGTACGTGGTATGGAGTTGTAAGACATTACAGAACAGTAAAGCACTTCTGAGCACGACTGTGCCGGATGGAATGTATTATGAGCTGACATATAACGGAGATAAGCACGAATTATACTTTGACGCTTATAAGAAGTTTCAGAACATATGCTTTAAACTGTAATTGCGCCGGCGCAACGGAGGGGAGGTGAAGAGAATGAAAGTAAAATGCATCAAAAGATACAGCGACATCTGCTTGAAAGAAATCGTCGAGAAGGGAACTGTTCTGGAAGTAACAGAAAGCAGAGGGGAACATCTGATCAGCGAGGGTGTTGCAGAGGCAGTAAGAGAAGCAAAGGCAGCAGCCAAAGGGAAGGAATAGGTGATCCAATTATCTCCCGGTGAGACGCAGGGTGAAGCGTCTTATTTTTTTATGCCTTTTTCCGCCAGGCGTTAAAGAAGTGGATTCCACAAACTGAATGGCTCGGGCGTGAGAACGAATAGGCTGGGCAGAAAGGAAAAGATATGAGAAACAGAGTATTCAAAGCAATGTGTAAAGTTCCAATGAACCTGCAGTTATTCGCAGAAGGCGGAGACGGTGCTGGGGCCGGTGAGGACAATGGCGGCGGATCTGGCGAAGGTACAGGCGGCGAAGGAGATAATCCTCCATCTTTTGATGATTTCCTGAAAACAGGCGGTAATCAGGCGGAGTTTGACAGACGTGTCCAGAAGGCAGTCAATACGGCAGTGACAAACGCACAGGAGAAGTGGCAGGCACTGACGGATGATAAGCTTTCCGAAGCTGAGAAATTGGCCAAGATGACCAAGGAAGAAAAAGCGCAGTACATGCAGAAGAAAAAAGAAAAGGAACTTTCCGACAGGGAGGCAGCAGTAACCAGAAGTGAGCTCATGGCAGAAGCAAAGAACAACCTGTCAGACGAAGGACTTCCGGTGGAGCTTGCAGAAGTACTGAATTATACAGATGCAGATGCCTGCAAGAAATCCATGGAAACCGTCAAAAAAGCGTTCCAGACTGCAGTTGAGAAAGCAGTCGATGAGAAGCTGAAGGGCGGCAAGCCTCCGAAAAAAGCACCAGAAACAAACACACAGGAAGCCCTCGAAAAACAGGTATACAACCTGATGATGGGCAATTATTAAAGGAGAGTGAAATAAATGGCTATTAACACATTAGCAACAGCTACATTATTCCAGAACACACTTGATAAGATTGCAGTCCAGGAAGCTACTACTGGTTGGATGGATGCCAATGCAGGACAGGTAATCTACAATGGCGGTGCAGAAGTTAAGATTCCAAAGATGAGTGTTAATGGAATGGGAGACTATGACCGTGATAACGGATATCAGAAGGGTTCCGTAACACTTGAGTACGAAACAAGAAAAATGACTCAGGACCGTGGCCGTCTGTTCCAGCTGGATCCGATGGATATCAATGAGAACAACTTCGTAACAACCGCTTCAGCAGTAATGGGAGAATTCCAGAGAACACAGGTGGTTCCTGAGATTGATGCTTACCGTATTTCTAAGATTGCTACTGAAACTATTACTGCAAATAAAGCAGGCATGGTTGGTAAAGGTTATACACCTGGTGCAACAGGAACATCTGCACTGCGTAAGCTGAAAGAAGGTATCAAAGCAATCAGAGAGGGGTACAATGGTGTTCTTGTATGCCAGGCTACACCAGATTTCATTATGGAACTGGAACTTGAGCTTGCAGGCAAGATCACATCAACAACGTTCTCTAAAAGTGGAATTCAGACTCAGGTTCCGTCTGTAGATGGCGTTCCGATCATTGCTACACCTTCCAACCGTATGTACAGTGCTATCAAGATTAACGATGGTAAGACAAGCGGTCAGGAATCTGGTGGATATGTAAAAGGTGAAACTGCGAAGAATCTGAACTTCTTTATCTGCCCAATGTCAACTCCGATCGCAGTTACCAAACAGGATATCATGCGTATCTTTGATCCGGCAACAAACCAGAGAATGAATGCATGGCAGATGGATTACCGCCGCTTCCATGACATCTGGGTACTGGACAACAAGCTTGATTCTATCTATCTGAGTATTCAGGAGGCAGAGTAATGTTACTGATTCGTAAGAATGTAGAACGAGAAGCAGAGGGCGCAGCCGTTAAGAAACTGATCGATGAAGGATTTATTCCTGTTGAGATTGAGACTTCTGAGCCAGCTACAGAGCCGGACTCTCAGGCTGACAGCAAGCCAATTGAAGATATGACAGTGGAGGAACTGAAAGCTCTTGCAAAAGAGAGAGGCCTGACAGGTGTATCTTCTCTGGCAAAAGCTGATTTGCTTGAAATTCTGAAAGGGTGATCACATGGCAAAAGAAAGAGACATTGTGAAAATCATAACCTTAACAGGAGAAAAGGACGAAGATCTGATTGAACTTTTACTGGATGATGCGGAAGAATTTGTCAAATCCTACACAGGCAGAAAAAACATTGTAACCGGTCTGGAAAAGGCGGTCAGAGATCTTACTGTGATCGCACTGAACCGGATGGGAACAGAGGGAGAAAAAGCGAGAAGTGAGGGTGGAGAGAATTATACCTTTGATGACGCTCCCAAACAAATCTACGACACTATGAACAGATTTCGCCTTGCGCGAGTGGGAGGTAAGGCTTTTGAGGCTTCGAAGAAGTAGGACTGAAACGTATTATCACAAAAAGCGTATAGTTGAAAAGGATAGAGAGGGCAGTACCAGAGAATCATATGGTACTGCTTCTTCTGTAGAGGGGGAATCCTGGCCGGCATCCGGTAAGGTACAGGCACAACAGTATGGAGAACGTCTGAATTATATCCGTAATGTGCGGATATCCGGAAAGTACGAAGTGAAACCAGATGAAAAGGGAAGAATGCATTATATTCTCGAGAATGGTACAGACATTCAGGAATCAGATGGGATATGTCTCTTTGTTGGAAAAGATGCAGTACCGGATTACAGGATCATCTCTATTAAGCCATACAGGATGTTGAGTTTGGAGGTAGAAAAGCTGTGAGTGTGAGCGGTGCAGATGATATTGACAGGGCATTGGAAAAATTATCAGGGCTGGATATGAAGCAGGCCGTAGCCGATGCGATTCATCTTGTGCGATCAGCGGCAGTGAATAACTGTAGCGTAAACACTGGTGAGCTGAGACAGAGCATCTTTGCAGATGTAGAAGGAAACTCTGAAAAAGCGGAGGGTATTTGCTGGACAAACAAAGCTTATGCTCCTTATGTGGAATTTGGTACCGGTCCGAAAGGCCAGGCTGATCATGCAGGTATATCTCCGGACGTTACACCAGTGTATTCACAGTCTCCATGGTGGATCCATGAGAGCCAGGTTGACAGGACCATAGCTGAGAGATATCGGTGGTTCTACATTGATACTCCACAAGGACGCTTTTACCAGTGCACAGGACAGCCTGCACATCCATTCATGTATCCTGCACTGCATGATAACGAGGACAAGATCATGGAGAACATGAGTGCAAGTTTTAAGGCTGATATAGGAAAGGTATTAGAATGAAGAATATCAAAGAACAGGTATATAAGGCATTATGCGCTGTGACAGAGAATGTATCGGATTCTTATCCACGTACATGGGCGGAGGACTCCACTATCCAGTACACAGAAGAACAGAACAATGTATATGAGTTCAGCTCCAGTGCTGAAGGTGTAATAGAGGACAAGTCCTTTGTACGTTACAGAATTGATATCTGGAACCGAAACAGCACATCTGCAGATGCTCTTGCAGTGGATAATGCAATGAAAGCAACAGGATTGAAGAGAACTGAATGCCAGGATGTTCCGGATCCGTCCGGAATGAAGCATAAACAGATGCGTTATGAAGGCATTATTGATATGGAATCAGATGAAGTTTATTGGACATAGGAAAGGGGAAATAACGATATGTTAGCAAATGGAACAACATTAGGCTATCGCAAACATACTGGCGGAGAAGCCTCCGGAGCGTACACAGACCTTCCTGGATTAAAAGAGATTCCGGAAGTTGGTACTGAGATTGAGAAGGTAGATAATACCTGTCTTACAGATCCTCATAAAATGTACGAGCAGGGCATTGGCGATCTGCCGGATATGGTGTACAAGTTTAAGTACGACAACAGTAAAGCTGGAAGTCCATACAGATTGATGAGAGATGCAGCAGCTGCTAAAGAGGTCTGGGATTTCCAGGAGAAAAACAAAGACGGTACAGTTACAGAGTTTACTGCTCAGTTCTCAGTTAAGAGAACCGGTGGAGGAGTAAATGGTGTCATTGAGTTTGACGTTACTATGGCTGTGCAGTCCGAAATCAAACAGACTGATCCGGCATAAGGAGGAGTTAGATGGAAAATCTTGGTGGATTAGATGAAGTAGAAGTTAAAGAAAACAAGACAGAAGAGACAGTAGTTTCACTGGAAGAGAAAAAGGCGAAAAGAAAACCTTTCCATTACTGGGAAGTAAACGGCCGCCAGTTCCGTTTGAAACTCAAAGCATCTACAGTTGGGAAACTGGAAAACAAATATCATCAGAATATCATGAATATGCTGGATGATATTCCTCCGCTGTCTGTCATGCTTACGATCATTCAGGCGGCAATGGAACCATGGGAGCATGGAATGACCTATCTGAAGGTTCAGGACTTATATGATTCCTGGACAGAAGAAGGCGGCAACCAGTCAGATCTCTATACAAAAGTCATCCTTCCGACATTATCCGTATCTGGTTTTTTTACTGCGGATCAGGCGGAAGCACTGAACGAAGAGATTCAGAACGTCTGAGTGATTTTATCCAGGAACTGTATGCAGAAGCTCTTGATGCAGGTATTCCGATCGAGACTTTTTGGAATTGTTCGATAGCGGAAAACATTGACCTGATCGAGAGTGCATACAGAAGAATGGAAAGAGAACGAAAAAGCCGAATTTCAGACAACTGTGTACTGGCAGAAGCAATAGCTGCCAATGTTACATTATTGTTTGATGATGGCAAGAAACCGTTCCTGAAGCCGTGGGACTTCTATCCGGAGCTGTTCAAGGAAGAGCAGCAGATCTATGAAAAGGAAGAGGAAGAACGACAGTGGCAGGAATATATGGAACAGCGAAGAGAATATAACGCAGCATTTAACCGCCGGATACAGTCATAATGTGCCGGCGGATTTTTATAGGAGGGAGGTGAGACCATGGGTGATACACTTCATAAAATGGAGGTTAAAATCGAGGGTGATTCTTCTGGCTTGAAAAAAGAGATGGAATCCAGCCGCCAGGAAGTAAAGCGTGGTGTTGAAGCTATTCAGAAAGAAACTGAAAAGATGAAGAATCCTTTCAGAAATCTGGCAAGCAGTAAAACACTGAGTTCAGTACGTGCTTCCATGAAGAAAATTAAAGATTCCTTTGCATCATTTTCACTGAAAGACAAAACAAAAGAATTCCAGATCAAGGCTGGTATTAAGGTACCAACTGAAGAATATAAGAATGTTATTTCTGATATTGATAAGGTACAGGCTAAACTCGACAGATATTATGAACGAAGAGATAAAGCAGAGTATCTTGGAGTTGATAAAGAAAGCAACAGTTGGAGAGGACTGGCATACGACATTGAAGGTGCTGAAAGAAAACTGAAAATGTACCAGACTGACAAGAAGATGATGGAAACTGACGGGACGGATGTACAGCGTCCTGTGTCCTTGAAAAGTCTTATTGGAAAATCTGTAATAAAAGGATTTGGCGGTGCTCTTAAGGGAGTGACCTCAGGTGTTAAATCACTGGCAAGTGGTCTGATTCAGAAAGCTTCTGGAGCATTTGGTGCTCTGATACAGAAGTTTGCTACTGGGATTCCAATTCTGAAAAGAACAAGATCTTCATTTAATGGTCTTGGAACAGCCGGAAAAGGCCTTGGAGGAATACTGAAAACAATCGGCATGACTGCAAAGTTCATGTTTGCAAGCTTTGTGATCCGTGGAGCAATAAACGGAGCAAAAGAAGGCTTCCAGAATCTTGCACAGTATTCAAGTTCAACAAATGCAAGCCTTTCCATGCTGATGTCTTCACTGACTCAGCTGAAGAATTCGCTTGCAACAGCATTTGCTCCGATTCTTGATGTAGTAGCTCCGATTCTGAATCAGTTCCTGCAGATGATCATAAGGGCCGTGAATGCTGTAGGACAGCTCATGGGCGCTCTTACAGGAAAATCTACAATCGTCAGGGCTAAGAAAGTAAACCAGGATTATGCTGCAAGCCTCAATGGTACATCTAAGGGGCTCAAGAACAATGCAAGTAATGCCAACAAAGCTCAGAAAGAAGCTGAGAAGTACAAGCGTACACTGTTAGGCTTTGACCAGATTAATAAGATGGATGATAACTCATCCTCTGACACTGGATCCGGCGGAGGGGCAGATGCTGGAGCTCTGGGCGGTATCGACAACATGTTTGAAACCACTGCAGTACAAAGCAAGTTTAAAGACCTTGCGAAGCTGATCAAGGATTCCTGGAAGAATGCAGACTTTACTGAAGTAGGTGCTATCGTTGGTCGTAAGCTCAACGCAGCACTGCAGAGTATTCCATGGGATGAGATCAAGAACACTTCGAACAGAATTGCAAAGAGCATTGCTACATTTCTGAACGGATTCATTGAAACAACAGATTGGGGACTGGTAGGCAGCACTCTTTCTCAGGGATTAAACACAGCAATTGGATTTGCAAACACGTTTGCGCAAAACTTCCACTGGACTAGCTTAGGAAAAGCCATCTCTGACGGAATCAATGGTGCTGTTAAGACGTTCGATGCTGCCACTGCAGGACAGACGATCAGCAATGTAGTGAAAGGTATTCTTGATTCGTTCATCACAGCTGTAGAGAATACAGACTGGCAGCAGGTCGGCAAAAAGGTTCAGGAGTTCCTTATCAATATTGACTGGAAAGGCATTGTTGAAAAGCTATCAGAAGCAATTGGCGCAGCATTTGGAGGCTTTGCAGCATTCCTTTGGGGCTTGATCGGAGATGCCTGGAAGAAAGTTGTGCAGTGGTGGAAAGATACGGCATACAAAGATGGACAGTTTACCATTAGTGGACTTTTTAACGGGATCGTCGATGCTCTGAAAAATGTAGCATCATGGATTAAAGACCATATCTTTAAACCTTTCATCAATGGCTTCAAGAAGGCTTTTGGAATCAATTCACCTTCAACAGTAATGATTGAACAGGGAGGATATATCATTTCCGGATTATTCAAGGGATTGAAGGATAATCTTCCAAACGTCCTGAAGTGGGTTGGAGAGCTTCCTGGAAAGGTAAAGGATAAGCTCGGAAATGCTAAGGAATGGCTGAAGGAAAAAGGCTCTCAGGCAATGTCTGGATTTGCAGCAGGTCTTCATTCCATTAATATTCCACTGCCACATATTACAGTTTCCTGGAATAGTCATACTGTTGGACCGGTAAGCTTTTCAACTCCATCATTTGGGCTTGATTGGTATGCAAAGGGTGGATTCCCTAATATGGGTGAAATGTTCGTAGCACGAGAGAATGGGCCTGAGATGGTTGGTCGAATGGGAAGACGAAATGCCGTTGCCAATAACAACCAGATTGTTGATGGTATCCGTGCTGGTGTATATGAAGCCATGGTAAATGCGCTGGAAAGCTTCAGCGGTGGAGGAAATGGACAGAACACAGAAGTGAAGGTCTATCTGGAAGGTGATTCCAAGAAATTGTTTAAAGTGATACGTACAGAAGGTCAGGATTACCAGAAATCTACTGGAAAGCCTGTGTTTGAATAGGGGGTGGGCTTTTGCATAACAACGACGATGAATTGTATATTGATGGTGTGAAAATGCCCACCTTAAAACTGAATGGGCTGACATACAAGAAAGAAAAGATATGGTCAAAAAACACTGGTCGAGTAAGCAATGGTGACATGAAAGGTGATGTGATAGCAAGAAAATTCACACTATCCTGTCAGTGGCCGCCGCTTACTCGTTCTCAGCTAGCGGTGATTGATAAGGCTATAGATCCGGCTTTTATTAAAGTAGAATTCCGTGATCCTGGAACAAATAATAAGTTGGAGAAAACATTCTATGCAGGCACACCGACATATCCAGTATACAGTTATGCCAAAGGTGTAAAAACATATGTTGGTGTAGCCGTAGATTTGATTCAGCAGTAGGGAGGACAAAATGAAAGTAAAAAACAAAGATATCGTTGCTTTTTTAAATGGAATCGGTGGTTTTAAAGACAAAAGATTTCCAGTGAAAGTAACTTATGCGATCAATAAAAACATCAAAGCAGTGACTGGAGCAGCTGAAGCTTACAATAATACTTTTGATGAACTCCGTAACCAGTATATGGATAAAGATGCTGAGGGGAATATCAAGTATGATGAAGAAGGCGAGCCTAAGTTCCTGGAGGGCAAGAGAGATGAATTCTTAAAGGAACTGGAAGAGTTGCGTGAGATCGAAGTGGACATCGAACTCATTATGCTTAATTACGATGATCTGGAGAAATGTGATTCTGATAAATACAGCGCACTTACCGTGCGTGATATGGATGTACTGAGTATTATGATCGAGTAAGGAGGTGCCTGCATGTATCAGACATCAGAACAATTTGGAAACCTGATACAGCAGGATTCCAGAACATTTTATGCATTGCTGTATTTTGATGGCAATACGATAACAGACGGAATATCAGAGATTACAATCGAAGGCGGATCTAACAGTGAAGATGATTTCTCCATTGGGTCCGCTGTATCCAGGTATGCCAAGATTAAGATGGCCAATCCAGGAAAACGGATTGAGGGCAAAGAGATTACTGTCAAGATTGGCATGATGGTTGGCGATGCTGTCGAATATGTTCCGATGGGCTTTTTTACAGCAGAAAAGCCAAAGACAGATGAAGGCCAGATCACAGTCACTGCCTATGACAGGATGATGAAGACAGAACGTCCATTTTCAACTGATGGACTTGGAAAAACCACTGATACAATTTCTGTACTGAATGCAGTATCCAGAATCACTGGTGTAGTTGTGGTGACAGATGGATTGGACAAGATCACAATGGATCGTCCAGACGGGTATTCCTGCAGAGAAATCCTTGGATATGTCTCACAGATGTATGGAGGTTTTGCAACGTGTAACCGGCAAGGACAGATTGAAATCAGAACCTATATTGACAGTAATTATTCTGTTGATACTGGCCGTTATTGGGATACATTTGAGCATCATGACGTAACGGAGAGTATTGATAAGATTACTTGCTATACAGGTAAGGATGCAGAGGGAAATGACCTCTCAGTTAGTGTTGGTTCTGGTACACGTGCAATCAGCTTTTCCAATCCGTTCATGACACAAAGTATGCTTGATAATGTCTGGAAGACACTGAAAGGCTATACTTATATGCCTGGCACAGTAAAGATCATGGGAGACCCTCGTCTGGATCCATGGGACGTGCTTACAGTTTGCGATCTGAATGGTGAGACATATAAAGTGCCAGTTATGGACATGACACATGAGTTTGATGGTGGTCTGATTACATCGGTGGAAGCTGTAGGAAGATCTGAAGTGGAGCAGGAATCTGGATATAAAGGACCTACTACTCAGAACATGGACAGGTATTATGCACAGCTGGTTATGATTGATAAGGCTATGATCAACAAGCTTGATGTTGATACAGCTAAAATCACCTATGCAACGATTGAAAATCTTGATGTAACTAAGCAGCGTGTAGAGGAAATCTATGGAGAATATGGCGAATTCCAAAAGCTTGTAGTAACTGATTTCTCAGCAGCCAATGGTAGGATTGATGTCCTTGATTCAAATTATGCCAACATTAAGAACCTTCTTTCCGGTTCAGCCGGCATTGGAGATTTGCAGAACATCCATTTGACATCCGATAATGCGGTCATCGATACTGCTCTGGTTAGAACAGCAGTTATGCAATCTGTTACTATCGGAGATCTTTTGGCCGGTACGATCAGCACCAACAAATTCAAAATTGCATCAGATGATGGAGGCATTCAGATATCCGGTGCTACTCAGCAGTGGAAAGATGCCAATGGTGTGGTCAGAATGCAGGCCGGAAAGGATGCACAAGGCAATTTTACATTTGCCCTTTTTGACGAGACTGGCAAAGGAACGCTGATTGATGCCACTGGTGTTAAATCCGAGGCAATTGCAGACGGGCTGATCGTGAACAGTATGGTTTCTGAATCAGCGAACATAGCTGCAGCTAAGCTTGATATAGACAGTCTGTTTACGGAGATCAATAACAGCTCCAAGGTTATCAAAAGTAATCGTATCTGGCTGGATGATTCTAACCAGAGTCTTAACCAGGCATACACTAAGATGAGCCAGAATATCACTCAGATTGGAGATACTGCAAGCTCTGCATCAGATAGTGCATCAGCGGCAGCAGATGCGGCCAAGAAAGCTCTGGAAACATTAGCCGGTATCTCAACACTGGATGCTATTAGTGCATCACTCAATAACGATGCGCATGTGGTCCATACCTACACAGATGGAACCGGAGGGGATTACAGTTCCTGTTATACTGTCTTTTCTGTATATCTTGGTGATACAGATGTATCTGATCATATTGATGAGATCAAGGCTACTACATCTCCCGGCATAGCCGGAACATGGGATCCGAATCTCAGAAAGTATCAGGTTACTGCAATGTCCACTGACAGCGGATATGTTGATATATCGGCACTGTACGGACTGGAAGGTAAAGTACTTCTGGTAGGTGGTAAAGGCTTGGTTATTAGTGGCAAAACGATGGTAGTGAAGTCCATGGGCTCATGGATCACAAAGCGTTTTTCTGTATCCAAAGCTAAAGACGGTAAGATTGGCCTGAGTTATGACCTGAGAGCTAGTACACAGATTATTAAGAAACTGAAAGATGATAAAACACTGGAACCAGCAAATGTGACGTTCTCAGCTTTTAAAAATGACAATGGTATGGTGAGAAGTTATTCCGGAAAGTTCCAGATTGAAGAGTCAACGGATTCTGGGAAGACCTACAATATCAAATACGGATCCACATCTCCGGAGCTGATGAAGGTATATACTCCATCAAGTCTGGATGTGAATATTGTCAAGTGCTCACTATATGACGAGTCTGGTGTGCAACTCCTGGATACACAGACTGTATCGATCATCTCAGATGCTGCAGGGCTTGCAAAAGATATAGCCGCAGCAGACAAGAAGGCGCAGGAAGCTAAGAGCGCAATTGAAACGACATCTCAGGAGGTGGCTAATATCCAGAGCAGTATCAAAGGGTTTGAAACTAAACTATATCAAACCACCACTGATCTGCATGGTGTTACAGATGGAACACTCCTATACAATGCGAAGTATCAGGACAATTGTGACGGAACTACTACGATATCAGCGGTTCTATATAAAGCTGGCAAGGATGTTACAAAAGAATATCCGGCTGCATGGTTTGCCTGGAGCAGACGCACAGAGAGTGGTGAAGTGTTCCTGCAGTATGGCTATTCAGTAACAGTAAATAACAATGATTATATGTTCAGTGGAGTAGTTATCGGACAATTCACAAGATATATACATATGGCTCTTGTCGTTGGTGGCAAGCTTCTGGTAGTTGGAAGTAAGGCTATATGCTTACAAGTAGATGCGTAAGGTGCCCGATCAGGGCACCAGAAAGGAGATAATATGGCATTACCACAGGACGGACAGAACGCAAATGCCTTGGCCACAGTAAAAGAAGTACCAACAGGAAAGAAATTGATATTTGTAGACCCAACCACAAATGAAGGCGGGATTATTACACTAGAGGATTTGACTACTCAGATACTCAAAAAATTGACATCGCAGACGTTTGCATTAGATCAGGGGACCAAGACTTTACCGGCGGCTTTAAATGAATTAAATAGTAAGCCCTTGACACGTGGATTACATGACGTAGATATTGAGGATTATCTA